TTTTTTTATAATAATTAATTTTGAAGTGGATTCTTCAAATGAAGAACCCACAGTTGAATTTTGAATTTTGTAATTCGTATTCGTATCAAACTTCTATGAAGTTATTGATATTATAGACCAAACAAACTACAATATCACCTCATAGAAATCGATAACACACCTGTTGTTTATAGGTGCTAATTAAATCTGATTCATCGAATGTTTTGATATTAATCTGTGAGTTAAGTTTATTTTCAGCGGCAAATAAATGCTGTCGTAAACAAAACGTCTGGTTTGGTTTTAAATTTTGTATATTGGTTAATTAAGTGATTTTCTTTTCTGTTTTCCTCTTAACCTATAAAATTATACATCATGGGGTACCTACAAAAGGATCCCGAAATTCTAATGCGTGAAAACACCAACTTAATGTGTTTTTACCTACTTCTTCAAGCATACGGATGTATAAAGTGAACGATTGAAAGTTCCATACTCGTGTTCTAAACGAAGGGATAATGATCAATCGGAATTGAATACTTAACAGCAATTAAAGCTGAAAAGCGTTACATTTATAATGTTGTTTATTTTTACTCAGAAAACGAGTGAACACTAACAACCTGTTAGTGAACGAACCTTACTCCTTATTCAGGGTCTTGGGGTCCTTTTACATGGCTTTCTTTTCATTAATCTATCGCTCTACCTACAGGTGTAGAGCCTAGAATGCCTACCGAAGCTGCTTCTGTAAGTAAGTGTGTTCGTCGAGTGTTGTCAGTATCTAAAACTGACAAAGCCGCTAATTTTACGCCTAAAATTTCACCGGTCCCTGCAGCGTATAACGACATATCTTCTAAATCCGTCTTAGTCTCGAGTAATTTGATGTAAATGTTGTTTTGCTCGTAAACAATCATGTCTGTATCGGTCTTTATGTCAGTAAGTTTTTGTTTAATTTCCTCTTGTCCCGTTAATAAAGCGTCTAATTTTTCTAGCACCAAATTAGAACTTCCTCCTCCACTAATAATGGTTGTGATGAGTTGTTCAAATTGTCGTTCGTCGATTAAAACTAATTGGGGCATGATGTTATAAGGTGAGAATAGTTGGAGAATCAGTATTCTGGATTATGTTGACCATGAGCTGCATAAAACTCATTCATTTCTTCTTCATAGCTGTTCAACAATTCTAAGTGAAATCCTTTTTGATTTGCATAGGCTTGAAATTCCTTAACAAATCCGGCATGCCATTCGTGACCATGTAGCGCAGCTTCTCTACAACAATTGGTGAAGGTTTGTTGGAGTATAAAGCTTTGTTCAGTTGAAGATAAATTTTTTCTATCCTTGTACCACAACATAGCGTCACGAATAACTGCAGGATCTAAAGGCATCTTCCAGATCTTAGGAGAAACGAACTTGTATTTTCTCTTCACTATATCGCTTTCTTCGATAGTATAGAAAGCTTTTAGATCAGAACCTTTGGTAGGTGACGTAAATTCGAT